CAGATAGATGATGAGCGACTTACCGGACGCTGTCGGTGACAGCAGCATTGACCGTTTATTTGTCAGTGCGTGTGCGACCGCCTCGAGCTGGTAGTCCCTCGGTCGGATAGACTCACCCTTTGCGGACAGTGGTATATCCTCGATGAAAGACATATCAGGATCCTGAGTGGATCGAGGTAATCCATACACGGGATCGTCCAGATCCTCAATCTCATAGCCTCGTCCTTCTGCCGATGCGAATGCCTCGATGTAGTCATATAGTCCCGCGTATATTTCGTTGGTTCGATTATCAATAAGCCGAATCTTACCGTCCCAGACTCGATTCTTGTATGCCGGCATAAACTTATAGCCGGGTACATAGAACGTAAAGAACTCAGACATCTCAGCGAGTACACCGCGATCCTCGCACTGTACCTGCAAATACGCATGATTCTTTTTCTTGAGACGGATCTTTTCAGACATTAGATTCCTGAAGTAAACTTACGATGCTCGATCATATTCTTGATATTTTGATGTCTCCAGCGGATATTACTCATGATCTCTTCGAGAGTCGCAACGAGTTCCTTAAGATAGTCGATCCTCATCTGAGCGTTTTGAATATCCGGATCCGAATCGTAGAAACGATCCATGTCTCCCTTCAGCACCTTAAGACCGTTCAATGGATCGTACGACCATCCACGCGCGTCCATCTCGTCCTTGCTCATCTTACCGTTGTACCATAGGAACTTATCCTTGAGCAGGACCTTAAACTCGGCTTCTTTCTTTTTAAGTTGAAGGCGTGTCACTGATAGCATTTCAAGATATTTTGAATGAAGACGAGCGGACTCCTGCGATGCCTCATCGAGTTTAAGCTCGTCGATCTCGGAGTCCGTCTTCCACATCTCAAGTACGTCTTCGATACGAAGCGCCATAATCTAACCACCTCACTGGTTCATAACTTATCTGTATTTATCGCACTCGTTTTGCGATCTTAGAGTCGAGTACTACGAACTCCTTTACCTGACCTCTGAACCAGGCGGCGATGGAATCGTACCCGAGCTTTCTCAGTTCTTTTGTCTGTCTATCCTGAGACTGAGTAGTACTTATATTCAGATCATTTAGAGCTTTGTTCCAAGCGTCGACGCCAGTCCCTTCTAATTCAAGCGTTTTCTTAGGTCTTACTTTGAACTTAAGAACGACTGGTTCGCCGCCGTGTAGATCCGCCGCACCTTGGGCGTAAGCGTTCGCGAGAGTCTTGTTCGCCGTTAGATAAAAACCCGTTCCTATAAATCCTGGATCAGTGCGTCCTATCATTTCCGAATCAAACTCATCAAAGTCAGAATTAGTTCCATGATAGAAAGTCATAGAACTATAAGATGCTTCTGCAAGATACTCAGCAAAAGACCGCATGTATTACTGTCTCTGCTGCTTCATAATATGCGAGTTGAGCATCCATCCGTGTTTCTTATGAGCACGAAGACGCTCGACGAGCATATCCTCGATATCATCCTTATTCTCATCGTCGGCCGCGGTCATTGCGATCTTGATGATTCGAATAACGACGTCGTTTGCTCGAGCAAGTTCCTGCATTTGTTCGCCGGCATCAACAATCGTGTTGTCCTCTTCGGCCACCTGTGACAGCTCAACGAACTCACTCAGTGATCCTGCAGGGAAACGACCGAGCGCACGAATATTTTCTGCAATAAGATCGACCGCCTCATACGCCTCCTCGTAGATCTCCTGATAGAACTCATGGTGCGAGTAGAAACCTATACCCATTACGTTCCAGTGATATCGCTGAGACTTAAGTGCGAATGCAAAGGTCGAAGCGAGAAGTACGTTAAGATCCTGTTCTAACATATCTGAATATTATCCTATCTTAAAGTAAGAATAACTAAACGTGGCATCGGCGACAAGGTAATCAACGTTAGTGCTCTTTACGTCAAAGTCAAGAGTCGAGAGTGACGTTGGAAACGCATTAACGAACTGAATCTCTCGAGAGACGTTGTTGTGAGAGTCGAGCACAAGAAGCGTCATGTCTCGAAGTTTATTTATCGACTTGTCTTCGGCCACCGTTACAAGACCAAACAACCAGTCGTGTATCTCGTTGTAGTTCGTAAGATTCTCGTCTACGATAAAGGTTACGGTCAGCGGCGAGTACGTAACCTTATCTCCTGATACGTCGATCGTTCTCTGAGGTGTCGCGAATGAGGCTGCATTTACTGATATCTCTGGAATCGCAGCGGTCTGTACATTGAACTCGGCGTTAGGAAACTTAAGACGATCGATCGCAAGCCTAAAACTTACGGGCTTTGCAAAACCGGCATTTGCATCTAGAGAATTCTGTGGAACGCCGACCTCAAAATTAATATCCTTTTCGTATGCCACTATTCAGATCCTTCAATATCTTCTTTATCCGAGACGATCTTTTCGAGGTGAAGATACGGTATTCTTTCGTTCGGAACATATCGCCAGTAATGATTAATGCTCTTTCCGTTCTGTGTCGATCGATATATTCCAAAGACCGTCTGTGTCATTCCGATCTTTACGATGAGCGCACGTTCTCCGTCGAGAACAACCTCGTCGCCCTCTTTAAACTGACCGTTAAACTTAAAGGCCATTCCCTTCGCGATTCTACCGGCAGTATCGCGAATCCACAAAGAAATCACAAGTGCAATCATTGCCGACACAAACGGCGTGATTAAGTTTGCAAAATCTTCGTTATTCGGAATCATATGTATGTGTGTATTTCTTGCGGTTTATCTACTAACTATTTATATCGATCACGAAATAACTTTAGCAGATCGATGTACCGATCGATCGAGTGATCCGAAAAGAAATCGATGGATCCCTTACGAATGCCTCGAATGATACCTCTAAAACGATCCTTTAATTCTTCTATCCAGGAGTACTGAACGTATCTCCCTTGCCAATCTAGGTATCTTATGCAACCGTGGTGACGATAGCCTAGAATCCAGAACGGAACACACGCAACGATATCATTGTTATTAACCCATCGATAGTGTTTCATCGAACCGAGTGATTCGACATATTTAGGCCATCCGACTCGCGGTGAACCATACGTATAGATCTCGACCGGATCCGCTAGATTCGTATCGTGATAACATCGGCTCGCCATGATGGTTGCCATTGCACCACCAAGAGAGTGGCCGCCGAACCAGAGAATTGAATCCTCTTTTATGTCCTCACGAACTCTGGGCCAAATGTCGTCCACCTCGCACTTAAATCCCCAGTGCACCCGTGATACGGTTTCCGACTCTACAGGATACGCACGAAGATCCGCACGTATGTCGTTGAAACACGTAGGCTCGGTACCACGGCAGACGATTACAGTATCACACCCATTGCAGAAACGATACGCCTGTGCGCCGTCGGAGTTATAGTACTCGATAGTATGAAACCCCATATGCCCGGCGATTTCCTTAACGTGATTCAGATTCGAGGAATACACAAGTTTGGATAGTTCAGCGAATAGAACCGATCGTTCAGAAAAAGTAAGATTCGTTATCATGATCATTCCATCCTTGAAAATAAAAGAGGGACCCGAAGGTCCCTCTCTGTTACATCACACCATCTGAGGTATGAGTGCCAAACGTTACGTTTAGCCCTCGCCCAGAATGTTGTCGACACGGAAGATACGATAGTACTCGTTCTCACGAACGTTACCAACTCCGTTCGGCGGTGTGGTGTTGCCGGTCGAGGTACCAACGAACGGATTCGCGATCATGCCGTAGCGAGTCTTGAAACCGATCTTCGGCTGGAAGTTATCCTCACCGACCGCACGAACCATCGTCAGCGGAACGTATGGGCAGTAGAAGATACCAGCGTCGTATGGGTTGGAACCACGATAACCAACAGTCAGATAGTTAGCCTGAGCATAAGGATCGATGTAGACCTTCATGCCGCTCGACAGAGTACCGACAAAGGTGTTACCAGTGTCGTCGACCTGCAGATTACTGTTGGATGAAAGGGCAGGATAGTTGTTGAGCATGCCGGTGGCCGACAGCGCAGCAGCAACATCCGATGAGCACAGAACGAAGTTACCCTTACCACGACGTGTCTCACGAGCGATGGTATTAGCTTCGCGCTGCAGCTGAACCAGCAGACCCTGATACTTCTCTGAGCTCCAACGACCGTCGGCGTCAACGTCGAGATCGAAGATACCAGCTGAAGTAATGTCGCTCTGCTGACAACCGAGCTTAGCACGTGAGTTGATCGTACGAACCATCTCACGGTTGATCTCGGCCAGAACCTCGGCTGACAGAATGTTGGCGAGCTCGGACTCAGCGTCGAGACCGTGGATGCTCTTCAGATCCTGCGCCAGCTCCATGGTGTACTCAGCCTTGAGAGCACGTGTACGAGCAGTGACCGTGGCACGCTCAATGGTGAAGCTCATCTCGCCGAACGCGTTGTTACCGGCATCGCCGAGAGCCTCACCCTCCTGAGTGGTCATGCCCTGACCGAAGCTGAAGTTATCGGCAACATCGTCGAGCGGATCCGAATCAACCGCACCACCTGAACCAGGAAGTGAAGAAGGATTGCCCGCATGAGCACCGTTCTTG